CAAGGACCCAAAGGTGACCAAGGGATTCCCGGTCCTAAAGGAGCAGACGGAAAAACGCAATATACCCACATAGCTTATGCTAACTCTTCGGATGGTAAGAAAGACTTTTCAACATCTGACTCTAACCGTGAATATATTGGTATATATGTTGATTTTAACATCAATGATTCAACCACCCCAAGCGATTACTCATGGACACTTGTTAAAGGTGCAGATGGAACGCAAGGGACACCGGGCAAACCAGGAGCTGATGGAAAAACCCCATACTTTCATACAGCATGGTCTTACAGTGCAGATGGTAAGGATAGATTCACGACTGCTTACCCTAATTTGAATTTGTTGGAAGGGTCAAAAAATTTTAGTGGAGATTGGGAAAATGCTTGGCAATGGACGAACGACGGAACTTATAAAGGCTTAACTGTTAAAAAAATCGCTTGGCAATGGGGAGGGATTTATAAAACATTCACAGCACCTAAAGACGGTAAATATACTTTCTCAGCCTATGTTAAAAGTTCAGGAAATAATGCAAATGTAAAAAGATATACTAAGTTAAATGGAACAGATTATTTTGATGACGGGGTTCATAAGGAATTTGGAAACAATTTTGGTTGGACAAGAGACAGTTTCAGCGTAACTTTGAAAGCCAAAGACATTATTTCTACCAGATACGAAATATCTGGTTCAAATGCAGATGCAATTTTATGGACTGCTGGTCATAAGTGGGAACAAGGCTCAATTGCCACCCCTTGGATTCCCTCAGCTAGCGAAGTCACAACTGCTGACTATCCAAGTTATATCGGACAATATACAAACTATACACAAGTAGATAGTCCTAATCCTCGAGATTACACTTGGGTTCTCATTCGAGGTAACGATGGCTTACCTGGTAAAGACGGTGTAGGGATAAAAACTACCACTATCATTTATGGCATAAGCGATAGTGATACTGCTATGCCTAAAAATTGGTCTAGTCAGGTGCCTACTTTAGTTAAAGGTAAATACCTTTGGACTAAAACCACTTGGACATACACTGATAATTCATCTGAAACAGGCTATCAAAAAACTTACATTGCCAAAGATGGTAACGATGGAAATGATGGATTGCCTGGCAAAGATGGCGTTGGTATCAAAACCACAACCATAACTTACGCATCAGGTACATCTGGAACAACCGCTCCAGCAAGTGGTTGGAGTAGCCAAGTACCGAATGTACCTGCTGGACAATACCTATGGACTAAAACAGTCTGGGATTATACGGATAACACTAGTGAAACTGGATATTCAGTAGCTAAAATGGGTGAGGCAGGACCTAAAGGTGAAAAGGGAGATCGTGGTGAACAAGGTCCTCAAGGATTACAAGGCCCACAAGGACCCAAAGGTGACCAAGGGATTCCCGGTCCTAAAGGAGCAGACGGAAAAACGCAATATACCCACATAGCTTATGCCGACACAATCTCAGGCAGTGGTTTTAGTCAAACAGATGTCAATAAAGCCTATATTGGTATATACCAAGACTTCAATGCCAAAGATAGCAAAAATCCACAAGATTATCGGTGGAGCAAGTGGAAAGGTAGCGATGGACGAGATGGTATTCCAGGGAAAGCTGGGGCTGACGGACGTACACCTTACGTTCACTTTGCTTATGCCGATAGTGCCGATGGTCAAAAGGGTTTCAGTTTGACGCAGACTGGAAGTAAACGCTATTTAGGTGTATATACTAACTTTGTCAAAGAAGATAGCACTAATCCTTCCGACTACACGTGGAATGACGCTGCGGGTAGTATATCTGTTGGTGGTAGGAACTTGCTTGTAAAAACCAATCAAGGTGTTACTAATTGGGATTGGCAGCTTTCCGACGGCGACAAGAGCGTTGAAGAAGTAAATGTTGATGGCATTCGTGCAGTAAAACTAATCAAAGGTTCAACAACAGCAAACACTGGTTGGAATTACATTTCATATAACGGTTTGCTGCGTGAACTCATACAGCCGAACACTAAGTATGTTCTTTCGTTCGATGTTAAACCAAGCGTTGATGTAACTTTCCATGCAACGCTAACGCAAGGAGACTTTAAAGAGACGTTTACTGATACTGTCGCTATGCCTAAAGCATTAGCGAATCAGTGGAATAAGGTATCGTGCGTTTTGACAAGCAAAGAAACTTTGCCAAATATTGCATGGCAAGTTGTATACTTAGCAGGTATGCCAACAACAAACGGTAATTGGGTAATAATTAAAAATATCAAACTTGAAGAAGGTGACATACCTACTCAGTGGACACCTGCAATTGAGGACATACAAGATGAAATTGATTCCAAGGCAGACGATGTCCTAACGCAAGCACAACTCAACAGACTGAATGAAATGGATTCTATTATAAAAGCTGAACTTGCTGCTAAAGCCTCACTTGATACACTTGACCAATGGAAGCAAGCCTATCAAGATTTCGTTAACGCAAACAATGCCAATCGTGCTCAAGCTGAAAAAGATTTAGCTGATGCTAGTGCCCGTGTAGTGAAACTAGAAAATAACTTTCAAGATATGTCAGAACGTTGGAATTTCATCGATAGCTACATGACTGCATCAAACGATGGCCTTGTTGTTGGTAAAACGGATAATTCTAGTTCTATGTTGTTTAGTCCAAACGGGCGCATCTCAATGTTCTCAGCTGGTCATGAGGTAATGTATATCTCGCAAGGTGTGATCCATATTGAAAATGGTATTTTCTCGAAAACTATTCAAATCGGACGGTATCGTGAAGAGCAAGACGTTATTAACCCTGACAGAAATGTCATTCGATACGTAGGAGGTGCATAATGGCTGAATTTTGGTCAAATAATGACCGTGGATATCGTATCAGACTTTGGGTTGACCAAGTTGGTCAAGATATCCAAAACAATACAAGTCAAGTTAGACTACGACTGGCACTTTTAAATACGACAACTACTTTTGCTCAATACACATGTAGTGCTTTTGTCGAGTTTAACGGTAAACGATTGAATTGGTCAGGTTCTCCAAGTGTTCTAGGGTGGAATCAAACAATCCAATTGATAGACCAAACAATTACTGTTAGACATGCTGATGATGGTACTGGTGTCTTCGGTGTACACGCTCACTTTAATGGGTCGGGTGGTTGGAGTCCTGGAAACCTAGACATAGGAAGCCAAACCATAACACTGACGACAATTCCAAGAGGAAGTTCGGTAAGAGTGTCTGATGGATTCATTGGCAATCAAGTAGACATTTCCATTGATAGAAAAATAGGTAGTGCTACACATACACTACGCTACGACTGGGGAAATAAAAAAGGTAAAATAGCCGACAATGTTGGAACGTCGTATAAATGGACAATCCCAGAAGATTTCGCTAACGATATACCAAATTCAACAAGTGGACGGGGTACTATATATGTAGATACTTATATTAATGGAAATTTCATTCAAACGCAGTCAACAACACTAACAGCAAGTGTTATCACAAACAACCTAAAACCATCATTCACGGGATTCACGTTGACAGATGCTAATCCAGTATCTCAAAGAATTATTCCAGAACCAACACACTTTGTATCTATAATGTCGCTTGTGAAAATTGTTTTCAATGGAGCAAAAGCCAAGAGCGGAGCTACCATAGTTGGTTACTACGCTGAAATCGTTGGTGCTAACAACTCTGTTTCAACTAATGGCGGGGTGTTCCGTGAGGTTTCTGTTAACCAAGATACTCAAATGACTTTGAGAGGTAGAGTTCAAGACTCTCGTGGAATCTGGTCTGATTGGATAGAGACGAAAATAACGTTTCTATTCTATTTCAGCCCAGCACTTAAATTTGAGGTGAAGAGAAGTGATAAGAAGTTAGATGTACTAGTTATTAAGAGGTTCGCTAAAATTGCACCATTGACGGTTAACGGCGTGCAGAAAAACACAATGAAGCTAACTTTTACTACACGAAAAATCAATTCTGATAACGAAGTTCCAGATAATGGACAAGCCGGCGGAAGTTGGTCACAGGTTTCTGAATTTAACGCATCTGATGCTCCCCTTGGAAATCGTTACCCAGCCGACACATCTTATATCGTTATAGGCAAATTAGAAGATGAATTTACAAGCGCTTCATTCCAAGACACTGTTCCAACAGATGAAGTTATAATGACCTATGATCGTCAAGGCGTTGGGATTGGTAAGTACCGAGAGCGTGGTGCTCTTGACGTCAACGGTGACATTTATGCAAATAACAGCCCCATCCAGCAGTACCAGCTAACTAATAATGACGGCGCTCCGAAATGGGTGACCAATGCAAACACTATCGAAGACCCCGGTCAATACTACCTCTTTTCTTCCGCCCCGGGGAACCCAAGTGGGCTTTGGGGACATTTATTCCATCACAGCAATTATGGAAAAGGTAGCATGTATAAAGAAGCTATCCAGACGTTTTGGAGTAATGATGGTCGATTGTTCTTCAGACATCATCGATGGTCGAAAATAATTGATGACTGGGAACCGTGGATTGATTACACGCCTAAAAAACCATCTGTTGTTAAAAGAGAAATACAAATTGGTTGGGGTGTAAGAGCGAACTTAGTTCGTGAATCAAACGTAGTAACTTTGAGTTTAGAACGAGGTATCTATTCTCTTCCTCCTTGTGAATACATTAACTTGATTGAAAAAATCCCTAATGGATTTAAGCCTTGTGTTCAAGTGCATATGGTTGCTAATAAAAATGCATTGAATGTGCATTATGGTTGTGCCGTATGGCATCTTGAAACAAATGGAGACATACGCTTTTCGAACCCACATACAGACACATTTGGTGGTAATGCTGTATACACAGGTACTGTAACATATATCACTGAAGATGAATACCCACAATAATTAAAGAACAAAGAAAGGAAAAATTATGAGATTTGAGTACGAATCAAAATCAAAAGAATATGACGCAAGCGGTGCAGCGTACGCCACAAAAGTAGTTTTGAAAAACCGAGATGGTGCTTACGTCCCTGTCTTTTTGCCAGTCGATAAAATCGACTTATCAAACACTGAACTACTGAATGAAGCACTAGAGGTTATCTATCAAGAAAACTTCCCGCAACGTGCGGAAAATGAAAAAATTAATGAACTTGATAAAAAAATCAAAGAGTACGAAGCATTAAACAAAAAAGCTACTGATATCATTGCTAAGATGGAAGAACAAATAAAGAAGCAGCAAAAGCAATCGAAGACAGCACAAGTAACGCTGATGGATATCGTTAATAAATTTTATGAAAAAGGGATGCTAAAGGATGAAGACTTGGCTGAATTGTCTATCGTTGACGTTGAAGAAGATTAAAGAAGAAATAGAAAGGGAAAAAGATATGATAGTTAAATTATTTGCTATTAACATTGTTGATGGGAGCTACCCGTTTAAACGGGTTCCTAAAGTTTTGAAGCCAAAAGTTAAAGAACAAATCGCTAATATGGTTGAGGATGACGAGCTCTTGGCTCAGCTCACAAAAGAATAGTTAGGAGTGCGGTATGGTAAATCAAACCGAGCCAGATTTGATGAACTGGCTTATAACGGTAATACTTCCTATATGTATTTCAAGTGCGAGTTTCTATTTTTCCAGTCAGTCACGCGCCTCTCGTTTAGAACATCGAATCACTAAATTAGAGGTCGTCGACCATGAAATCGAGAAAATTATTAAAAACCATAATGATCGTCTTGACAAATATCAAGAAGAACAAAAAATAATTCTAGCTCTCGTCCAACGTATGGAACATCTTAATGAGAACGTTGTTGAGCTAAAAGGAAACATTGAAGAAGTTAGATCGAAACTTGAGAGGATAATAATAAAATGATTAATTTTAAATTACGTTTGCAAAATAAAACTACACTAGTAGCTCTTATCTCAGCAGTATTCCTTATGCTGCAACAATTAGGGCTTGAAATTCCACACAATATCCAAGACGCTGTCAATACTTTCGTTGCAATTTTGGTTATCCTCGGAATCGTTACCGACCCAACAACTAAAGGAATTGCTGATAGCGAACGAGCATTGACTTACATAAAACCACTAGACGAAAAGGAAGGAAAATAGTATGAGCGTACAACAATCTATTGTAAATTGGTTTGTTAACCATAGAGGTAAATTGACCTATTCAATGTATGGGTCACGCAACGGAGCAGACGGTACTGCTGACTGTTCTGGTTCCATATCACAAGCCTTAAAAGAAGCTGGTATCGGTATTCAAGGTCTACCATCTACTGTTACACTAGGTCAACAACTAGCAAAAAACGGTTTCTATCGTGTAAGTATCAATCAAGATTGGGACGCCTTGACAGGAGACATCATCTTGATGTCATGGGGTGCTGATATGTCCACATCTGGCGGAGCTGGAGGGCACGTTGGTGTCATGATGGATGCTACATACTTTATCAGTTGTGACTATTCAACACAAGGAGCAGTAGGCCAAGCTATCAATACGTATCCTTGGAATGATTACTATGCAGCAAACAAACCAAATTATATCGAAGTTTGGCGATATGCTGAATCAGCACCACAAACGAATAACCAAGCTAATACTGCGGTAGTGCCACAACAAAAGGCTTACTATGAAGCCAATGATGTTCAATTCGTTAATGGAATTTGGCAAATCAAATGCGACTATCTATGTCCCATCGGATTCAATTATTTTCAAAATGGGGTCCCAGTTTCAATGGTTAACTGGGTTGACGCTAACGGTAACGACATTCCAGATGGAGCTGACCAAGAATTCAAGGCAGGCATGTTCTTTAGTTTTGCCGGTGATGAAAACAACATTACAGACACAGGAGAAGGCGGCTATTATGGTGGCTATTACTACCGACGTTTCGAGTTTGGTCAGTTTGGCACCGTATGGCTCTCTTGTTGGAATAAAGATGATTTGGTAAACTACTACCAATAGACCACGCGACTATAAAATTCAAAGGAGTATATCACCTCCCGACAGACCACAGTTCGGATATCATGGTGGGAGTGGTCGAAGCCTCAGCATTTTGCTGGGGCTTTTTTTGTTTGCTTTATTTTGATAAAAATGCTACTATATTAGTGGATACAGTTAAAAGCTGAGTCTTCGATAAACTCTCTCTCACCCTGACTTGAATTAGTCAGGGTTTTTGTTTTGCAAAAAAACTAAAATAATTTAAAAAAGTTCTTGACAATATATAGTATATATACTATAATATACTTGTAAGATAAATAAAGACGAAAGAGGTAAATAAAATGAAAGAAATCATGACACGAGCTTGGGAAATTGCAAAACAAGGTCAAGCCAAATTCGGTGGTAAAGTTAGCGAATATATTTCAGAAGCTTTAAAAGAATCATGGTTTGAATATCGCTCAGAAAAAGAAGAAGATACTTCTGCTAAAATGGAAGTAGTCCTTGCTAAATTAAGAAGAAACCAAAAATTTACAATTGCAACATTGATTGAACAATCACACGAACTTGAATTTAACGAAGTGATGCACAAAGCTGGCGCTTACTATGGTATCGAAGTAATCGCTGATGGCAGCAAAGCTACAACAGTATATGTTAGCGAACGTACTTGGGAAGTAGCTTAATCTTTATTAAGGAGGATAAATGACAAAAGAACTAACGGCTCGTCAAAGAGCTGATAAAAAATGGAATGAAAAAAATAGAGCGCATAGAAATTACATGACCAAAAGGTCTACGGCTCGCGGTTTTATTCGTAACCATGCCACAAAAGAAGATTTGCTTGAACTGCAAGAACTTATCAAAAAAAATTTAAAAAAATTTAAAAAAATTTAAAAAAGTTCTTGACAATATATAGTATATATACTATAATATACTTGTAAGATAAATAAAGACGAAAGAGGTAAACAAAATGAAAAACATTGCTAACGAAATCAAAACAATCAGATACGCTTTTGGAGATGGACGTTCAACCCAAAAATCAATCATGCGCAAAGTTAAAGCGTTGACAGACCAATTTGAAACAATGGATGATTTAATTGATTCTTTAAATGGTTACGCTGACACACACTACACTTGGGCAATCACTTATTTCCAACTTGCTCGTATTATTGTTAGTTTCAAAGCAAGCAATAATACAACTAGTGACAAGAAGATTTACTTGCAAAGTGGTGCGATTGAAGTAAACGGAAAATTGAAAATCCGTGTAACCGTTGACGAACTTATGGAAGATTTAGCAAACTGGGAACATCTTGGAGATATTAAAAAGCTTGCTAAAGAGCTTGCTTAGGCATTTGATTTTTATTACAACAGAATTTGAATTTAATCCAAGTTAGAAAGGAATGAGATGGACGAAATAGCAACAAATGATTTTGACTACTCTTTGCTCGATGAAAAGACAAAAGAATTTCTTGAAAAAAGTGCAAATATCATTTACGGCATCCAAAGCAAGAGTGCTTATGAAATAGGAAAGCAACTTGCTAAAGCTCAAGAAAAACTTGCACAAAACAGATATGGGTGTTTTGAAGAGTGGTTTAGAAGCTTAGGTTTTAAAAAAACTAAAGCCTATGAATATATTAATCATTACAATTTCATTCGTTCGCATAGCGAACAATTAAACGTCGAAAAATTTGAGGAGTAGAAAGGGTAATACATGAACAATTTAATCAATGTAACTTTAAATGAAAACCAAGAGCCAGTAGTTAGTGCAAGACAGCTACATAAGAGCTTAGAGGTGAAAACTCGCTTTAGTCAATGGGTAGAACAAAATTTTAAAATTCTAGAAGAAGGTTATGATTTTACAAGTGTAGTTGGAACTACGGTTGTAAATAATGGCGCAAATAGAAAATTGCAAGATTATGTACTATCTTTAGATGCTGCTAAAAATTTAGCAATGGTATCTAAAACCGACAAAGGAAAAGAAGTACGTCAATACTTCATTCAAGTTGAAAAGGACTTCAATAGTCCAGAGAAAATCATGGCACGAGCATTACTGATGGCTGACAAGAAAATCAATAAGCTAGAAGCTCAGATTGAAGCTGACCGACCTAAAGTGCTGTTTGCTGACGCTGTCAGTGCTAGCAAGTCATCTTGTCTAATCGGCGAACTAGCTAAAATCTTGAAACAGAATGGTATTAATATTGGTCAAAACAAGCTGTTTCAGTGGCTACGCTCAAATGGCTACCTAATTAGCAGACGTGGTGACTCATGGAATCAACCAACACAAAAAAGTATGCAGCTAGGTCTGTTTGAATTGAAAAAGACAAATATTAACCACGCTGACGGACATACCACGACCAACACAACCACTAAAGTTACTGGCAAAGGTCAGCAGTATTTTATCAATAAATTTCTCAACCAAGAACGCTTAACGTTTTAGAATAGGGGTTGAAAAAATGAGTGACTGAAAGCATTATAACGGTTTATTTTCAATAAAAGATAAAAACTTTTAAAAATAGAATAAAATTGTTGACAAACGAAAATATAAAGTTTAAAATAAGAACATAAAGTTAAGAAAGGAGAACCTAATGGAATTTAAATATAATAAATTGAAGGGTCGTATTAAAGAAAAACACGGAACTCAAGAAAATTTTGCGAAAGCTATGGGAAAATCTCAAACCACAACATCTTTTAAAATCAATGGAAAAAGATATTGGAATCAAGACGAAATCGTTAAGGCGATTGAGGTATTAGAGCTTTCAAAAGAAGATATTGTTGAATATTTCTTTAATTACTAGAAAGGAAATAAAAAAATGAAGAACTTATTTAAATGGATTTGGAGCAAGAAAACAGAAACAGAAACGCCAAAATGGACTTTTGAAAAAAATGGGTCAGAGCCTAGCCGTGACCGATACAACAAGGCACACGGATTAGGAAAGACTTTGATTTGAAATTAAAGTAATATCGTTAGCAGTTTCAATCCGTAGCCACACCCTGATGTGCGGAGTGCAACTAAATACCTTATACCCCAAAAATAAATATAAATAAAAGCCAAAACTACCTTCTTATGAAATTGAATATTAACGAAGCACATCGGGGGCTGGGTGCGGATTGAAGCACTAAAAAACACGGGTAATTGCCCGTGTCGTATAAAAATATAATGATATTATAGTATCACATTTAAACAAAAAAAGCAACTTGAAAGGGTAAATGGTTAGCGTACGACTGACACGACTATTTTAACGAAAGAGAGATAAGATTAATGCATATTAATGAAGTAAAAAACAATGCTTTCTACCAATTTCCGCAATGGCTCTTAAAAGAAGAACCTTATAAGAATTTGGGGGATAAAGCAAAGATAATGTATATGCTGCTGTTCGACCGCAGAACGTTATCAATTAAAAATAAATGGTATGACGATGACGGTCAGATTTACATGTATTTTACAAATGAGCAGTTCATGAAAGAGCTTAATTGCTCAGAAAAAACAATTATAAAAGCAAAAAAAGAACTTTCTCAAATAGGATTATTGAAAGAGGTTAGACAAGGAATTAATAGGCCTAATCGCTTGTATATCAACGGAACTGTAGAAAGTACAGGTCAAGACCTGAAAAAAGTTCAGCAAGGAACTGTAGAAAGTACAGGTCAAGACCTGGAAAAAGTTCAGCAAGGAACTGTAGAAAGTACAGGTCAAGACCTGGAAAAAGTTCAGGGAATCAATACTAATAATATCAATACTAATAATATCAATACTAATATATCAATACTAAGTAATCAACAACAACAACAAGAGGAAATTGAGGAAGTTGATGAAATCCGTAAATCTTACGATATGTTTTTTGAAGCTTTTCCGAAGCAACGAAAAAATGCATTTATTCAACAAGACATCCTTGCAGATATTAATGAATTTGGAAACGAGCTTTACCAATACGCTTTAAAACTAGCTATGACTAATGAAGCTAACTACCCATCGTATATTGAAAGAATATTTATTTCATGGCGAAATGAGGGGATAACTACTTTAGAACAAGCAAAAGAAAAACAAAGGAAGCATAGCAACAGTAAGCCAGATAAATATTACTTTTCCAACAAGTCAAATAGTGACAAACCTAAATTCGGTCCTGCTTGTAGCAAATATTAGAGGTAATGCATATGAATTTAGATCAAACAGCTAGACAGATGCGACAGCTATATATGACCACTGCCAACAAATACTGCGAGAAGCACAATAGAAACTTTGTCACTATTCAGCTACCAAACAGCAAGCCATACACTGTATGTGAGACGTGCCATCGTGAAGAGCAAGAGCGACAGAATTCTATTAAAGCACAAGAACAGTTTGAGCGTGAGCAAGAACAGAAACGTCTATACTTCCTAAAGGATTTTAGTTTGATGGATGATGATTTGAAAAATGCTAGCTTTGACAATTACAAGGCAGTAACCAGAGAGCAGAAAGAAGACTTGAGAAATGTTAGAAGCCAGCTTAAAGGCTATCTTGATGGTCAAGACTATAACATTGTTCTTATCGGCGATACTGGAGTGGGCAAGAGCCATCTAGCCTATTCGGCGCTTAAGGCCTTATCAGACCACACTAAGAAGATGGGGTTATTCATCAACGTTGTCGATTTGCTAGCCAAAATCAAGGAAGATTTCAGCCTAGAAGCAGAATACATCAGACGTATATCTGAATCTGAGTGGCTGGTGCTTGATGATTTGGGAACCGAGAAAGTGACAGAGTGGTCTAATGGCATCTTGTACTCGATTTTGAACAAGCGAACAAAGACCATAATCACAACTAACTTAAGCCCACAGGATATCATGGGTACTTATGGAAAACGTGTCTATTCAAGGATTTTCAAGAAGACAGGACTTGGAACTACTAACGAACACGTTTACAAGTTTAAAACACAGCAAGACAAGAGGATGATGATATGACAGAAACCGAAGTAAAACTAAAACTCTTTGAAGATTACGAGCGCATTCATGGCCTAGTGTTCTCACAAGAGCATAAGCAAAAAATGATGGATGATTTGGACTTGTATTCATTCATCGAGAAATTAAACGAATATATGTATTTTGCTAAGAAATCAACGCAGATTTTTAGGGGGCACTAGAAAACCCCTCTAAAATCGATTTTAAACGGACTAAATAATATAGTGGTACAATTACACTAGATAGACAGTAAAACGGCAAATAACCCCCTTAAATTGAGAATTAGGGGCGTTGAAAAGAGGATATGACATGGAAGAAATGACATTTACTGAGTTGCAACAGAAAATGCAGCTTGAAAAAAAGAAGGAAGGAACTGCAAAATACGCTTCAAGGCACGTAGAAGATATTTATAATATCTTTAAAAGTTTGAAATCAAATTGGAGCGTTATAGTCAACTATGATTTGGTAGAATTTTCCGGAAAGACTTATATCAAGGCAATTGCAACAGCATCTAACAAAGATGAAAAAATGCAAGCACAAGCATTCGCTGAATTGTCTCCCGTGCCTATTTTAAAAACCAGAAACGGAGAGCTTAGGCAAATGAATGAACCGCAGTGGGTAGGAGCTGTTCAATCATATGCTGGTAAGTACGCTTTGCAGGCACTATTTGCAATCGGAGAGGAAGATGTTGACCACTATGAAGTTGCTGAGGTAAGTTTAAGACCAAATCAGCATTCTAACTTCATTAGCAACGAACAGCATGACCTTATTGAGAAACAAATCAACGAATTAGCTCTAATTACTGGGAAATCAGCCGAAACGGTAGCTAATTACTACCTGAAGAAGTATAAGCTAAATGATTTTCATGAGTTGCTAGTGTCTGGATTCGATGTGGTAAACAACGACATCCAAGCACAAATAGATAGCAGAAAGGATAAATAGACATGAAAGACGTAACAAACAACTTCTTGGAAACTATCGAACCTGTCTATACACCAGGAAGAATTAAGTTTGATTTCGAAAAGTTTGATGCAGCTATCAAAGCAGCAGTTAGTGAGTTGACAGACGAACAACTAGACAATCTTGAATATAACGATATTAAGAAGGAATTTACACGCTTCAACAGTCTCTTGACAAAACTGGATGACAAGCGAAAAGGTATTTCAAAAGTATACAAGAATCCGCTTAATGAGTTTGAATCTAATTTCAAGTTATCTAAAGAGCCACTCAAAGAACTTATTGACAAATTGCGTGCCAAACGAGACGAGATTGAAGAACATCACAGAATGCTTCGAATAGACCACATTAGGTCAGTATTTGAAGAAAAGTGCAAGATGGCAGGTCTGGAAAAGGACACATTCAAGGAAAAGTACAATGGCTATTCTTTAAAGAAGTGTTTCAAAGACAGGAAGATAGAACTCAAAACAGAAACCATCGAAGAAATCGACGCCCTCATTTTGGCTGAGTATGACCGACTTGAGGAATACAAGGCTAACTTTGCCATGATTGAGGAGCAAGCACTTGATTATGAGTTGCCAGCGGAACCTTACACTAGAGCGTTGCAGAACGACACACCTCTAGTTGAAATCTTGAAGCAAATGAAAAAAGACCGCGATGCAGCTATTGAGCGGAAGCAACAAGTAGAAGCTAAACGAAAAGCGGAATCAGAACGCTTGGAAGAGATTGAAGCAATAGCCAAGCAATCAGCTAGCAATGAAATCAAAGCAGTAAACGCTGAAACTGGAGAGATTATCGAAGAATCAAAACCAGTCGAAGAAGAAGCTGAAAAATATAGCGAACCTTACAAGGTTAACCTATCACTGACTTTCCACGGAGGAGAGAAACAATGGCATCAATTTGCTAAATTGCTAGATGATAATTTTATAAACTATGAAATTTTAGGAGAAAACAAATGATTAACTCAGTATGTCTTGTTGGTCGCATGACCAAAGATGCAGAACTAAAACACACTGGAAACAATATCGCGGTAGCATCTTTCAGCCTTGCGGTTAACCGTAATTTTAAAGACGCTAACGGAGAGCGTGAAACTGACTTTATTAACTGTGTCATCTGGCGACAACAAGCCGAAAATTTGGCTAATTGGGCCAAAAAAGGCGCATTAATTGGAATTACTGGACGTATTCAGACCCGTAGCTATGAAAATCAACAGGGTCAACGAGTGTATGTGACAGAGGTAGTCGCTGAGAACTTCCAAATGCTAGAAAGTCGTGCAGCGCGTGAGGGAGGTAATGCTAATGTTGGTTATAATCAACCACAACAGCAAGCACCAAACTTTGCAAGAGAAAACACCCAATACCATAATAGCAATCCTATAGATATCAGTAGTGATGATTTGCCGTTCTAAGGTGAAACTATGAAGATGATTTTAAATATCGAGCCTAAACCTCAATCGAGACCAAGGTTTGCAAGACGTGGGAATTTCACTACGACTTATGAAGACAAAGAGATGAAAATCTGGAAAAACAAGTGTAGGATTCTTATCTCTAAGCAATATGCAAATCAACCAGTACTAGAAGGGGCTTTGAGAACAAGTTTGAAATTTTTCATTAAGCCTCCTCGATATATTTCAAAAATTAAAAGAAACAAACAAGCTTTAACTAATGAAACCATACTTGTCAGCAAAAAAGCTGACCTAGATAATTACATTAAATCTTTGTTAGATAGCGCTAATGGAATTTTATACAAGGATGATGGACAGATTGCTGAAATATACGCTATCAAGGTCTACAGTGAATCACCAAGAATTGAACTTGAAATAGAGGAGATTAACCGTGAAAACTAAATTCGTTAAACGAGATAGTTATGCTGAAGGAGTCACCAGTAGAGGAATCGTATTTAAGTTTAGCCTTGAAGATTGGGAACTTGTTACCAGACACAGTTGGTGTGTAGACCCAAGGGGGTATTTGGCTGCTACATATAACAAGAAACATACAGTCTTACACCGACTGATAATGAATGCACCTAAAGGATACGTCACTGATCACATTAACGGTGATAAGTTAGATAATCGCAGGGAAAACCTGAGAATTTGTACGCAACATCAAAACACTATGAATAATAAAGTGTCAAAAAACAACAAGTTAGGAGTAAAGGGTGTATCTCTTACACCTTTTGGAAAATACAGAGCTAGAATTATGTTTAATGGTGTTGAAATAAGACTTGGTCATTACGAAACATTAGAAGAAGCTACTAAAGCAAGAAAACAAGCTGAATGCAAATACTTCGGAGAATACGCTAGGGATGAAAAGTAAGTACAAAGATAAGTTAGTCGGTATATATGCTCCAGCAAGCTACGGACATACAAGTGTGTTAGAGGAGACACAAGAGTTTTCGAAGTGGTTCTGGAAAAACCACGAGGATATGGATTTAATTAGTGCCAAGCTAAGAATAAGCACAAATAAACTCAATCGCATACTGACACTTGAACAGTTACCAGATGATGAATTATTAGGAAGGATGATGGTATTATGCAACAGAAAGTTATGAAATACAAAGTAATAACATATTTTGATCACATGGAAGATGATGTAGAAATTTTTGATAATAAAGATGAAGCTATCAACAGATTGCATCATCTACGAGGTGTTAAATATAGAAATTCAAGATTATATAAAGTAGAAATGGTTGAGGTGAAAGAGGTTGAAGAATGACTAGAGATGAAGCAGTTAAGAAGATTGCAAGAGAAGGATACATATCAATAGAACACGCTGAGGAATTATATGGTGAAATTATTCCTAAACCTGTAGTGCCACAATATGTGGCTGATTGGTATGAGGAACATAAAGATAGCTTTGAAGAATACCTATTTCAATGTATCCATGATGTTGTAGATTTTAATAACAGAGACGAAGTAAAAGATTTTAAAGATTGGCTATCTATTTTTGATGGTTTTATGAAGGACGAATTCAAAGCTTGGATGTCTCAGGCTTATGAGAATGGAGCTATCAAAACACTCATCAATATGCACCAGTTTGGATATGAGGTAGAGAAAGATCCTAGATACAAGGTTACTTTTAAAGGGTTAAATATTAATAAACATTTATGTTGCAACTGGACACGTGAAAATTGGTATTTGTGGTGTGAGAAAGAAAGTAAAATGTGCCATACGAGCCACACTCGCAAAGAACTAGAAGAAGCTGGTTTTGGATGGGTATTTGACTGTGAGGGAGTAGAGGTTAAAGAGGTGGAATAGATGAATAGACTTAAAAAATTAAGAGAATTACGGAAAATGACAAGAGTTGAGTTAGCCGAAAAAATTGGGGTTACAAAATTAACCATTCTTAATTGGGAACATGGTACCCATGAAATCAAAGGAAGTAACGCTAAGAAGTTAGCTGACCATTTCGGTGTATCAATCCCATACTTGCTAGGTTACGATACCGATAACACATTCTCAGATTTAATTACTAAAATCAACCATTGGGCAGACGAACGCAACTTAAAGCAAGCTGACCCTAAGATTCAGTGGATGCGTATTACAGAGGAGGTAGGTGAAATTCGGGATGTACTTTTGAAGCCGACTAAATTCACAGACCCACAAATAGCACTTAAAGATGCAATTGGAGACACACTAGTGACAATTATCGTATTGGCACATCAATTAGACCTAGATGTCACTGAGTGTCTAAGCATTGCTTACGATGAAATCAAGAATAGGAAAGGAAAGATGGTAAATGGAACATTTGTTAAGGAAAGTGACTTATAATTTCAATAGACCTCCAGAAATGGCTCTAAAAGACGCTATAGGCGATTCTATTGTTACCCTAGTGGTATTATACCTACAACTCGGTTACGACGTTGAGGAGTGCCTTAAAATCGCTTATAACAACATTAAGGACAGGAAAGGAGTAATGATTGATGACAACTTTGTCAAAACGAGATAACCAGCTAAAGTTTTTAACTGCTCTACTACTAATTTCAATAGTAATCAATGTGACTACCATCATAAGAGTGACAAATAGACCTGTGGAAGCTATCGTGGTACATAAGGTTGATAACGCTACTGTATTGCATGGGAAAATCACAGGTAAGCAGATGATAGGGAAGCTCTACACAATCGATTGTGGAGCGTATGGTAAGTTTCTAGTCACCAAGGAACAGTATGACAACGTACAGGTTGGAGATGATATTCCAAGTTATTTGAGGAGTTATTAAGACATGAAGAAATATGAATACGCTGGATTAACTAAAGAGCTACATCAAAGGTTAACTCTAGAGTTTGATGCATTGAGGGAAGAACATCGCAGAACACTCACTAAATATATAATGGAAACCAAGAAATGCAATAGAACGGAAGCTAGACAATATTTTCAAAGGTTTGATAATGTAGTTAAGGAGCGCTCGAAGTTGTCGCCTGTAACGCTGGAAGACATGCGTGAGTATCTTACGAACGGCCTAGTGAATGACTTACAAGAGTATCTGGCAGAGAACTACTCTGCCAGAAGTGGGTCATGTAAGCCAGATACTAATAAAACTAACGCTGGGCTGACTAAGGAACTTTTTCGAGAGCTTCGCAAGGAAATCCAAGAGTTAAGAGCAGCACACCCTAACCGTAACGCAGAATATATTATGGAAGTGAAAGGATGCTCAAAAAATCAAGCTCAAACAATCATAACAGCAATTAACACAGTATATACAGAACTTGGAATTTTAACGCCTAGAAAAGTAATCCAACTTGAAGGTCTTCTATCTAGAGAGCTATTTGGCAAAATAGCTAAATATGTATTTAATAAGTATGAATGGCCTGAAAGCCTAGATAGTGAAGTTGATCGAATTTATTTAGAATATCGCACTAAAGGTGATATAGGGCTTAATAAGGAAAGTGTTAAACGGACGCTATTCAAAGCGATTTCAATGGGCTTGTAGTGGTTTGAATCCACTATGAGTCATTAATTCCAGTCATTTTAAAATAGGGAGGAAGCCTATTTTCTTTCAATTAAAAAATCAAGGCAAGGCTGGTAGCTTTGAAATCTTAAGTAAAGGATGTGATAACAGCGTAAACCATCTATTCGGTATAATTCCATCTTAATTCTTGTAGCTTTCGAGGGTTCGACTCCCTCGCTCGCTGTTAGTCTGTCGTGACTAGGTAACTTTTTTGACATTTCATCGCTGACAGACCGATGCACAAACCCAGTAAATATTTTATAGAAAAGAGGAATCCAATACATACTTTTTTTGGTCCAGCCTTGCATTGCTGGTAGCAAGACTGGAATTTAAAACAAAGGAGGTGGTAAATAAAAAAAAAGCCCAAGGCAAAGCCGTGGAACTGTTTAAGAGATATGACAATATTATTATACCATAAAGGAAAAAATAAATTTATGAGAACATTTGAACGACTTCAAAAAATCAAGGCGCTTGATAGATATATTGATAGTCAGATAGAGCAAATTAAGAGATTGGAATCACAAGCACTTAAAGTGACATCTGGTTCAATGCATACTGATATGGTTCAGGGTGGCAAGCGTAAGGGCAAAGATGATATCTATGTGGAACTTATAACGGCTAAAGAAGAAGTAGAACGCTTCACAGCTGAAGCTATCAAACAGAAGCTAGAGTTTCGTAGACAGATAGCAAGTGTTAAGGATATAGATGCTAGGTCTTTGCTTCAAATGGTATACATTGACCAACTTGGTATCTGGCAGATATGTGACAAGTTGGGGATTAGTAAAGCTACATACTATGTTAAACTAAGACAAGCTGAGAAACATCTGGACTGATTCATACTGGTATAGACTAATTCACACTTCATCATACTACGAACATGGTAATATAGTATTATCGAATCAGAAGGACACAGTAGTGTTCTTCTTTTATTTTATTCAAGAGGAGGGAAGCCAATGCCAATGGTAAGACGTTGCAAGGCAGATGGATGCCGTTCCTTAACAGAGAGACCAGCACACTACTGTACTACACACAAGAGTATGGAAGCAGCATACACACAAGAGAGACAGAGATACTCACGCACAAGATACAACAAGAGAGTGAGGAACCGAGATGATGAGACTAAAGAGCGCTATGCATTTTATCGTTCAAGGGTTTGGTCTTCTATTCGGAGGGTAGCTTTGGAACGTGACAACTATCTGTGTCAGTATTGTCTAGCATTGGGTGTGACCACACCAGACGCACGTATAGGTGACCACGTCACACCTGTTGAGATAGCACCAGAGCTTAGAACTGAAGTTTCAAACGTAGTAGCAACGTGTAGAAGCTGCGATAACACCAAGAGAACTTTAGAACAAGAAATCTATGGTACTGGTCAAAACAGAACGAAACAGAACACTGACCTACGACTTTCCGTGGCAGCGTGGGCGGGTTTAATAGCCCGTAAAAAGGCGGACGTCGTTAAACCCCTCTAAAACGCCCGTAGCGCGATTTTAGATATGGGGTGGTATACTTACCCTAGGGGATGTCTAAAATTGACCCCCGCCCCATATATCGAGCTTAGGAGAGCCGCCACAAGGTGTTTTCTTACGTCACGCGCAATTTTTGAGGCTTTTTAAAGGATGTCTATACCAAACGGAGAGGAGTAATGATGAGTGGTTAAGAATCCGTATTATCAGCAGAACAATGGGCGGTTACCCAGTGACCCACCAAACTACTTAGGAACAGTAGCGAGGGAGACTTGGCGTAAAATCATTCCGTTTTTAGAAAGCACACAAAAGGTAGAGCGAATTGATACATTCTTGGTTGAAACCTACTGTACGAATTATGAAATTTACAAGAAAGCCTATGATGATATCAAAGAAAACGGTATTCAAACCGAGATTAAAAAACTTGTACAAGCACAAGGTAGCGGTGAGATTTTAGGCGAGCAGTCGATGGGATTTAAAAAGAATCCAGCAGTTGTTGTTATGAAAGATGCAACTGATACTCTTAATAAGATAGGTATCCAACTTGGACTGACTCCTAAAGGACGAGCTGAATTGGCTGAAATTGCAGGTACTCAAGATGATAATTCTTCAATGAAAGATAAAATGGCAGCATTTTTTAAATAAATGAGGTGAAACATGAAAGAGATTGATTTAACCAAATCAAAAGATGTAATCGGTGCTTATCAAAGTATCGATTTTTCTTTTATTCGCAATAAATACAAAGACGCTGGAACACGATATTGTTTTGATGTTCTGGACGGTAAGATTGTATCTGGTTATAACATTCAATTAGCGTGTTTCCGTCACCTTCGAGATTTACAAAGACAAGGGCAAGATGATTTTCCTTATGTCTATTCAGTTGATGCATTTAATCGTTTCTTGAAATTCTTATCACTCGTTCCAAACGTTGATGATTTAAGTCAAAAATTAGAACCTATGGACTGGCAATTATTTATTTTTAGTCAAATTTTTGCATGGTTTGACTTGGATAATGTGCCACGATTTTCAAACATCGTTATTTCTATTGCTCGTTCGCAAGGAAAAACAATGATAGCTGGTATATGTCTTAATTTCTCTTATTTGATTGAAATTATTGGACAAAGTAACCAAGACTTTCTTGTTAGCTCAATAACCTTTGACCAAACAATGAAGTTGTTTACTTACGTCAAATCTATGATGGCTAGAATTATCGAGAATGAACCGTTTAAGTCACTTGCAGAAGAAACACAAGTCCAATTATATTCACGAGAAATTAAGTCACTAGTTGATGCTAATGCCATTAATACAATGTCGTTTGAATCTGGGAAATTTGATAGTAAACATTTTAAGCTAGCAGTGGCTGATGAGGTGGGCGAGCTTAGGTCAGATGAAGGTATTTCTAAAATCACATCTGGTCAGGTCAACACAGAAGGCTCACGCTTTATCGAGATTTCAACCTCTTATCAAACGCCAGACGTGCCGTTTCATCAAGAACAAAAGAAGCTTATTGAAATCATGGAGCGTGATTTTGATAGGTCAGGAGATGACCAGCTTTGCTTGATTTGGTCGCAAGACAATCTGGAAGAAACATTTCAACCAGAAACATGGGCTAAAAGCAACCCACTGTTGAATCACCCAGATTTGAAAGATAGTCTTATGAAGGGGTTGCTCTCTGAACGTGATAAGAAGTTGCTCATGGGTAAACTTGCTGATTTTCAAGTCAAGAATATGAATTGCTGGCTTCTTGCTGATAGCAACAGCTTTCTTGACTTAAAAGATATTGAGAATGCAGTCATTCCTGAGTTTGATATACGTGGTAAACGTGTCTATGTTGGTCTTGACGCTTCAATGTTTAGCGATAACACAGCCATTGGTTTCGTATATCCCTACGTTGGTGAAGATGGTAGTCATAAATGGCACATTGAACAACATAGTTTCATACCTTGGCAACAAGCAGGATCGCTAGAAGCCAAGATGGAGCAAGATGGCGTCAATTATCGAGACTTGGAACAGAAAGGATACTGTACGATTACAAGCCATCCACAAGGTCTTATCAATCCAGAAGAAGTATATAGATGGTTTGTAGATTATGTTGAAGATAATGAGCTTGATGTAGTATTTTTCGGATATGATGCTATGGGAGTTTCAAAGATTATCAAAGCATTGGAATCTAATACAAATTTCCCACTCATGCCAATCAGACAACGGACAAGCGAATTGAAAGACCCTACAAAATTCCTTCAAACGCTATTTATTGAAGGCAATATCACACGTCGTGATGATGAAATCCTGCGAAAAGCCTTAATAAATGCAGTTATTAAAGAGGACAACATTGGTATCCAAGTAGACAAAATGAAATCCACTTACAAGATTGACGTTGTGGATGCTCTTATCGATGCATTTTACGATGGGATGTACGCTTTTGAAGATTACGCTATTACAAACAATCCAACGTGGAAAGTAGAACACATGAGCCAAGAGGCAGTTTTAGCATGGCTAAAAAACCCAGAAAGTGGGCTATTAGAGGAGTATTAATACATGATTTTAAAGTTTTTCAAGGCAATTTGGGCTATTTTCGACATTTTAATGTTCATTTTAGCTGCAATTTCACTAAATATAACCACTTACCACCTTGGCTATGTATGGTTTGGTATTAGCATGACAATCACGTTCATATTAGCAGGGTTGGTTAGTGAACTAGCCGCCAAAAAAGGCTAGAAAGGAGGTGATAACAATTGCCAATATTTAATATAACTAATCTTGCAACAGAGAGCCCACCAAGCAGTCAAGGTGGCTTTTTTGATATTACTGATCCAGAGTTTTTAGCTACATTGAATGGTAGCGAGTGGGTTTCAGCTGAAACTGCTCTCAGGAACTCGGATTTATTCTCTATTATCAATCAATTATCTAACGACCTTGCAACCGTTAAACTGACAACCAGTCGGAAACAATTACAGGGAATCATTGATAACCCGTCAAACAATGCTAACCGCTTTAATTTCTATCAATCTATCTTTGCTCAAATGCTTTTGGGCGGAGAAGCCTTTGCTTATCGATGGCGAAACGAAAATGGGCGGGATATGAAGTGGGAGTATTTAAGACCGTCTCAAGTATCATTCAATCGCTTGGATAATAAAGATGGAATTTACTATAACATCACTTTTGACGACCCACGTATTCCACCAAAACAGCACGTCCCACAAGGTGACGTCTTACACTTTAAATTGCTTTCTGTGGATGGTGGTTTGACAAGTGTAAGCCCGTTGATGGCTCTTAGTAGAGAATTTAATATTCAAAAAGCCAGCGATAAGCTGACGCTTAACTCTCTCAAAAACGCCTTAAATGCCAATGGTATTTTAAAAATCAAAGGTGGTGGCTTGCTTGATTTTAAAACCAAACTCTCACGTTCACGACAGGCAATGAAGCAAATGCAAGGCGGCCCGTTGGTGTTGGATGATTTAGAGGACTTCACACCGCTTGAAATTAAGTCGAACGTGGCACAACTGCTTAAGCAAGCGGACTGGACAACTGGACAGTTTGCTAAGGTTTACGGCATCCCTGAAAACATTGTCGGGGGGCAAGGAGATCAACAATCTTCCCTAGAAATGAGTTTAGATTTTTATCATAAAGCGATATCACGATACTTAAGACCATTTATCGGTGAGCTATCTCAAAAACTATCCTGCGATGTGGATGCAGATATTTTGCCTGCTATTGACCCTACTGGCTCTAATAGTGTCAGTCGTATCAATAGCATGGTTAAAAGTGGCACACTCGCACAGAATCAAGGCTTGTATATTTTGCAACAAGCTGAAATTTTACCTAAAGAGTTGCCAGAAGGGGGAAACCCTAATGGTACCACATTGAAAGGAGGTGAGATAAATGGGGAAGATTGACATTAAAGGTTATATAGTAAGCAATGACGATAGAGAATTCTATGATTTTTACGGCATGACCTGTACCTATCCTAAGATGGTACAAGATGCCATCACTAACGATGAAGACGAAGAAATTACGCTTAATATTGCTTCAAACGGCGGTGATGTGTTCGCAGCTAGTGAAATCTATACTATGCTTCGAGACAGTGGCAAGCGTATTGTAGTTAATATACAAGGCTTAGCAGCGTCTGCTGCTTCAGTCATATCAATGGCAGGCAATACCGTTCGCATTAGTCCAACGGCGCATATCATGATTCATAAAGCATCTAGCGGTTTCGTTGGGAACAGCGATGACATGGAACATCAATCAGTAGTATTGAATAGCATTGACGAGTCTATCGCTTTGGCTTACGAGATGAAAACCGGTCTTAAACAATCAGAATTATTAGAGCTTATGGCAAAAGAAACATGGCTTAATGCCAAAACTGCTGTTGATAAAGGCTTTGCAGATGAAATTATGTTCTTTGGTGACGATGAAGAACAAATCATGGTTACTAACGCTGTACATCAGATGCCAAGCAAATCAGCAATCAATAAATTTAAAAATATGATTGCTAAACCTAAAACCAATTCTTTGCGTGAGCAAAAATTGAAAATTTTACTTGAAAAATGAAAGGAAAATAATTAATGAAAACATCAAACGAATTGCATGACCTTTGGGTTGCTCAAGGCGACAAGGTCGAAAACTTGAATGAGAAACTTAACGTAGCTATGCTTGACGATTCAGTTACTGCTGAAGAGTTGCAAAAAATCAAAAATGAACGTGACACTGCCAAAATGAAACGTGATATGTTCAAAGAACAGTATACAGAGGCTCGTGCTAATGAAGTAGTTAATATGTCCGAAGAAGATAAAAAACCTTTGACTGAAAATGAAGAAGAAGTTAAAGCTAATTTTGTTAAAGACTTCAAAAACCTAGTCCGTGGTCGCTACCAAAACTTGCTTGACTCTAAAACAGACCATTCTGGTTCTGATGCAGGTTTGACTATTCCTCAAGATATTCGCACAGCTATCAATACATTGGTTCGTCAATACGATTCATTGCAAGAGTATGTAAATGTTGAGAACGTAACTACTCTTACTGGTTCACGTGTTTATGAAAAATGGACTGATATTACAGGTCTTGCTAATATTGATGATGAAGCAGGTAAAATTGCTGATATTGATGATCCAAAACTTTCTCTTATCAAATACACTATCAAGCGCTATGCTGGTATCTCAACAGTTACTAACAGCTTGCTTGCTGACTCTGCTGAAAATATCCTTGCATGGTTGTCTGGTTGGATTGCTAAAAAAGTTGTGGTTACTCGTAACAAGGCAATCTTGGGTGTTGTTGACAAACTCCCAACTAAACCAACATTGACTAAATGGGACGATATTATTGACCTTGAAGCTAAAGTTGACCCAGCAATCAAACAAACTTCATTCTTCTTGACTAACACTTCAGGCTTTACAGCTCTTAAAAAAGTCAAAAATGCTTTGGGTGACTACCTCATGGAACGTGATGTAAAATCACCAACTGGATATTCAATCAATGGTTTTGCAGTTAAAGAAATTTCTGACCGCTGGCTTCCTAACGCTTCATCAGGAGTTATGCCGCTTTACTTTGGTGACTTGAAACAAGCGGTAACATTGTTTGACCGTCAACAAATGTCATTGCTATCTACCAATATTGGTGGTGGTGCGTTTGAAACTGACACTACTAAAGTACGTGTTATTGACCGTTTTGATGTAGTAGCAACTGATACAGAAGCATTTGTGCCAGCATCATTTAAAGCTATTGCTGACCAAAAAGGTAACATTGGTTCAACAGCAGTCTAATTAGGAGGTAAGCTATGAGTGTATCTAAGGAAACTATCATGCAGACTCTGAATCTTGATGAGACAGACGACACGGCACTCATCCCAGCTTACATTGAATCAGCTCGACAGTACGTCGTTAATTCAGTCGGGGATGATCCAAAATTTTACAACCTCGACAGTGTGAGAGCTTTGTTTGATACGGCTGTAATAGCCCTAACAAGCTCATATTTCACGTATAGAGTGGCATTGACAGATACGGCAACATATCCTGTTAATCTAACGCTAAACAGCATAATCGGGCAGTTAAGGGGGCTGTACGCAACTTATAGCGAGGAAAGAGGTGACTAATGGCTAGAGTTAGATATTTACCCTCAGACTTTCGTTATAAAGCAGATTTTGGGACATATCAAAGCGCACCCAACAAATTCACTGGAGTGAGTGTGCCAAAGTTCGTGAAACAATTTACGCTTCATTACAAGCCACACACTAGAACGCTCAATCAAGAGTATTTGGCTCAACAAAATGGCGAAAGTGATACAATAGTTATCGTCATCCGCCACAATGCAAAAGTATTAGAAGGTCAAGTTGTCACTTTAAACGGCACTCAATATGACATCGTGCGTATCAGTGCAGACGAAAACTTTGGTTTTAACCACTACGACTTTCTGACACTTAGAAAGCACAAGAAAGTTGGGTGATAGCTTATGACAGGTCTTGACGAAGCGTTAGAGGGTTGGCTTAAAACAGTGGCTAGTATTGGTGATTTAACACCAGCGGAACAAGCAAAGATTACAACCGCTGGTGCTAAGGTGTTTAAAGAAGAGTTGGCAGAAGTTACTCGTCAGAAACACTACTCAAACAAGAAACATTTGAAGTATGGTCACATGGCTGACGGCTTAGCTGTCCAATCCACAAACGTGGATGGTAGAAAAAATGGTGTGTCAACTGTGGGGTGGGTGAATAGGTACCACGCCCAAAACGCTAGACGATTAAATGACGGCACTAAGAAATATCGTGCTGATCATTTCGTCACTAATGTACAAAACGATAGCGCTGTCCAAACTAAGGTGCTATTGGCAGAAAAAGAGGAATATGAGAAACTTATCAGCAAGAAGGGAGGGGAGTAATTAAGTGTTAGCAACCGTAAAATTAAAAGAGTTAATTGAGGGTAAAGGATTTGGTGAAATAAGCGAAGTATATGCAAACAACTTACCTAAAGAGCTCGAAGATAACACCGATAAGACAATCGTGTTGCTCACCGAAAGCAACCCATCACTTGATTTAAGCGGAAATAATACCTTTTTCAGTAAAACAGATAGAGTAGAAGTACAGATTTTTTATAAACTCGATATTGATTTTGATATTGAAGCTTTCGAGATGGAATTGATAAAATTCTTAAAATCTGAACACTACTCAATAACAGATATAAGAGAACATAGCATAGACCCTGATACTTTACAGTTAACAGCGGTCTTTTTTGTTGCTTTCGATAAATTAATTTAACAAAAGGAGAAAATATATATGGCAATTGTAGGTTTGAAATTGGTGAAACTTGCTTTGGTTGACCCAAAAACTCAACAACTTATTAAAGGTCCAGAAGGCCTTTCAACTGACGGTGTAATCGAAATCGATTCTAAAATGCTTGGTACTCGTACCGCTAACATCTCAAACTTGGAAGGACAAGCTACTAAAGTCCCAGGAAACAACGAAGTACAGGATGTTATGATTGGACCCGGTTCACCAACGGTTGCTTTTGAATTTAACAACCTTGATTTTGATATCAAACAAAAAATCCTTGGATTCAAATCGGATAAAAAAGGTGGATATGTGTACCAAGGTGAAAAACCACACGTTGCAGTATTGATTGAGTCACAAACGCTTGACCGTAAAAACTCAGTTTACTTTGGGTTTGCTAATGGGATCTTCCAAGAGTCAACACAGAACGTAGCTACAGATACAGACACCGCTCAAACCCGTCAAAACGACCACTTGACATATAACGCATTGTCAGCGACTGCATTTGGCGGTGAGCCAATCAAGAAATACTTCACGGGTTCATCAACTTTCGATAAAGTAAACATGTACAAAGAAGTTTTCGGTGGTTACACACTAACTTCTACAGCAGTTTAACACATCATAATTCGCAAAGAGGTCAGGCTTATGGCCTGGCCTCTATTTTTTTAAAAAAGGAGTAAAGACCACAATGGAAATCAGAACTATTAAAATCCCTGAAATCAGCAAGAAAGCATTTGAAGTATTTACAAGCAACCGCAATGTATTGCGTATGCATGAGTATCAGTTAGCAGTACTTAAAATCAGTGACACAATTGAAGATGGCGACACACAAGAGCAGGCTCAAGGTAGTTACTCAATCCTTAAAGAAATGCTTGGCTTTATCCGTGCTGTTCTTAACTTGAATGATGAAGATTATGACAAGTTACTCGATTTGGAAAATAAACGTACACAAGAGATTGCTGAGAAATTAGTGGGCTATATGTATGGTTTGACAGATGAGCAACTTGAAAATGCAACTGGTGAAACTGACCCAAAAGAATAAAATCAAAAGGTGAACAAATTTTTGATTTAGAAAATGGCATAGAGAATTTGAAGCTCATCGCTAAGAGATCGATTCAAGGTTTTGGTTGGACGTTGGAACAGTATTACGACACTGATTATTATGAATTGATGAAAATCTTGAATGCAAAAGAGGAAGAGAATAGGATGGTAGACCCAACATCCTTACTCTAATTTTTTAAGGAAAGGAGGGAATATAACATGGCGAAAATACAAGCTACCATGTCTACTGAAATAGCCTTAGACACGCTTCAGGCTGCTGACTCGATTAAACGATTAACTCAGTTAGTCAATAGTTCTACAAATGCTTGGAAGGCTCAAGAAAGTCAGATGCGAAGCGCTGGCGACTATTTAGGTGCTGCACAAGCCAAATATGACGGTTTGAGTAACACCATCCAGAACCAACAGCAAAAGATTGAGAAACTGAAACAAGAGCAGTCTCAACTTAAAGGGAATACTGTTGAAGTCGCTGAACAGTACCTCAAATACCAACAACAGATTGACCAAGCTACTACACGCTTAGCTGCGTTGGAAAATCAACAACGTCAAGCTAAGCAAAGCCTTGATTATCATAAGTCTGGTTTGGCAGAGCTTCAAAAGGAATATAAATCCCAAAACGAGGCATCTGATACCTACATCAAGCGTTTAAAGGCAGAGGGCAAGGAAGACGAAGCTAGACAGGAACAGCTCAAGCAATACAAGGGTTCAATCGCTAACCTAAACAAGCAGTATGAGACCCAAAAAGAAATGCTTGAGCGTATCGCTAAACAGACTAGCAAGACCTCAGAAGAATATCTCATCCAGAAAAAACGCTTAGATGAGACAGCGACGAGTCTAGCTCATACTAGAAATGCCGCTAATAAACTTAACGATGAGATTGAGCAAAGTCAACGTTCTAGCACGTTCATCGGACACTTGAAAGAAAGCTTTCGCCGTTTGGGGAATGAAGTCGACGATACTGAACAAAAGACCTCACGTTTAAAAGGTATCTTTGGGGCTACGTTTACAGCTAATCTTATCAGCAACGGTTTCCAAAATGCGTTGGGAGCTATCAAGGGTAAATTTGACGAAATTGCCCAATCCAGTTCCGAATACGTTAAATACCAGCAAACCATGAATGCCACTTGGTTGACTTTAACGGGTAATGCTGAAGAAGGTAAGAAGATGGTCGATATGACCAACCAAATGGCACAAGCAGCGGCTAACTCAACCGAAATGGTTGATCGTATGAACCAAAAATTTTATGCAGTCACTCACAACATCGACTTAACTAAACAGCAAACACAAGCTATCTTGACTTTGCAAGACGCTTTTGGGCAAACCGATGCAGCAGTTGAAAACTTTAGTGTGCAATGGTCACAAATGATTGCGAACGGCAAGGTTTCAGGTCAAGACATGTTGTCAATTATCAACGTCTTCCCAGAAATGAAGCAAGCTATTAAAGACGTTGCAGCTGAACAGCTTGGTATTGCGAACATGACAACTGAACAGTTTGCCAAACTGCAAAGCGAAGGCAAGATTACGTCAGATATGGCTATCGAGGCTCTGCTTCGAACGAAAGACAAATACAAAGATGCAACCGAGAACTTCGCAGGCACTATCGGCGGTATGGAGCGTACCCTCAATAGTCGTATGCCAGCGATTATCGCAGCTTTCCGCGACCCAATTGATAAAATGAAAAACCCATTTTTAGGTAAGGTTAGTGAATGGGTAGCTGACAAGAGCACGGAAGACAAGTTTAAAACACTTGGTGAACACAGTGCTAAAGGCTTGGAAACTATCTCCAACGCTTTCGCAAAAGTCTTTAATATGGGCGATGGCACAGATAAGCTCAATTCATTCATGGACAAGATGATTGAATGGGTTGATAAAACGAGTGATAAAATTGCTCAAAATGCTCCTAAAATCGCTAGCTTCTTTACCGAACTCAAAAAAGGTTTGGGTTACATCATAGAAATTGGCAAGGCTTTTGGTGAAGGTGTTTGGGAGGCGACTAAAGGCATTGTTGAAGGTATCGCTGGAGCTTTTAAAACGCTGAATGGCAACAGTAAGAAATCAAAAGAACCTATCAAGGGCGTTTCGGATGCTTTAGGTGAAATCGCTAAGCACAAAGAGGCTATCCAGACCATCGGTAAATTATTCGTTGGTTACTTTGCATCAAAAGCAGTTTTAAATACCTCAAAATCACTTTTCGGAACGATAACAGATGGTATTTCAAACGTCAAAAAAGCTGGTAGTAAGGTCAATGGCGCTTTAAATTGGGTTATGGGCGTTCGTGGAGAAGACGCAGTAAATAATAAACTTGGTGGCATTAAGAAGATTGGTAGAGGAACTAAATCAGCTTTTAAATGGACTGCTTCTGTAGCAACTAAAACTGCTAAATTAGCTTTAACGGGATTACTAAACACTGCTAAATTTGTAGGTAACGGTATTAAACTTGCATTTAATTTCTCTAAAGCAAATCCACTGATTTTAATTGCTACAGCTGTAATCGGTATATCTACTGCTCTCTACGAACTTTACAAACACAATAAGAAATTCAAAAAATTTGTTGATGGCATGTTTAGTGCTGCCAAGAAAGCCTTCGATAAAATCTTCAAGGTTACCAAAGAAATCTTTGGTAAGATCATTGATTTCTTTAAAAAGGACTGGAAACAAGTCCTCTTATTTATTGCCAATCCGATTGCTGGAGCTTTCGCTTTAATTTACAAGCATAACAAGAAATTTAAGAAATTCGTTGATAATTTAGCAAAGAACGCAAAAAAAGCATTTGACAACATTGTCAAATGGTTTAAGGATATTCCTAAAAATCTTAGAAAGACTTGGGATAACATCAAAGACGGCGCTAAAAGCGGCATGAAAAATCTTGGTTCTGCTATCACCGGTAAACTTTCTGACATCGGTAAAGAGTGGAACAAAGGCTGGAAGAAATCCAAAGACTATCTATCAGACCGCTGGGATGATATGAAAGGCAATACTAAGGAAAGTATTAAACGTCTTGGGTCTTCTATCAAAGATAAGCATGATGAAATACACGACAGATGGTCTAAGACTTGGAACAAATCAAAAGATTTCCTATCAGACCGCTGGGATGACATGAATGCTGACACTAAGAAGAAATTCGGCAAGGATTTAAAAGGTTTACTCTTCAGTAATCTAGACGCTATCGGAAACAAATTCCAAGACATTTGGAACGGCATTCGCAATGGCTTCAGTGACATGTGGAACGGTTTGAAAGATTTGGCTGGTAACGGTATTAATGCGGTCATCAAAATTCCGAACGATGGTATCGACGGCATCAACGGCTTAATCCACGACTTCGGTGGTCCGAAGAACGCAATCGGTAAAATCCCTAAAGTTAAATTTGCGGATGGTACAGGTCTATTCAGCTCATACCGAAACCCAATTACTAGACCGACACTTGCTACACTAAACGATGGTAATGATAGCCCTGAGACTAACAACCAAGAAATGGTAATTCTACCTAATGGTAAGACATTCTTGCCACAAGGTCGAAACGTTGAATACCTCTTACCAGCTGGTTCAGAAGTAATCAATGCTAGTGAACTAGCTATGCTCATGGGTGTTGAACGTGGAGCATACGCTAAGGGTACAGGTTTCTGGTCGAGAATCTGGGATACAACTACAAACGTAGCGGGATCAGTTTGGGAGACCATGAAGGCAGGCGTTGACAGATTCATGAAAATGACTGAATTCATCGGTGACGCCGTAAAAGACCCTGTTGGTACACTAGCTAAAAAATTTAGTCCTAATGCTGATAAATTGGGCGATATGTTTACCCCGCTCGGAAATGCGTTGTATAAGAAGCCAGTCGATGAGGCTAAAAGCTGGTGGAAAGAACTTTGGTCAATGGCTAACGCTTCAATGGATGAAGGCACTGTAGCTATAGGTGCTAAAGGCGACGACTACCGCTTTAAAGACAAAGCTAAAGACGCTGGAGCAGACCCATGGGGTTACTACTATCGTGAGTGTGTATCGTTCATTGCTAGTCGTTTGGCAAATCTTGGTGTTAACCCTAGCTTGTTTAGTCACCTTGGAGATGGTAGGCAGTGGGTCTCTGCAAGAGTGCCACACTTAAGTAGACCAAAACCGGGTGTAGTATCTGTCTACACTGGTGGACCAGTATCAAGCAACCACGTTGACTTTGTAACAGCAGTACACGGTGACACTTACGACGGTGAAGATTATAACTATAATGGTGATGGTAAATATCATCAATTTACTGGTCGTCATGTCAAAAATGCTGCTACATTCCTTGATTTCGGTGTTCGAGATTTTGGAAGCAGTGGCGAAGACGGAAAACCGCTTAAGGATAAAAACAACCCACGACAGACTTTAATCAAGCGTCAAGTTGGCGGGATGTTCGATTGGATTAAGAAAACGCTTGGTCCGTTGCTCAACCCATCGGGCGGCGGTGAAGATCATCCACAGGGGACTGGTGTTGCTCGTTGGCGTGATACGGTAGTTAAAGCGCTTGAAGCTAACGAGATAGAACCAAACAACTTCCGTGTGTCTAAGATTTTAGCGACTATACAGAAGGAATCTGGTGGTGACCCTAACGCACAAAATAACTGGGATATTAATGCAAAAATGGGCGACCCATCAATTGGATTGATGCAAACTATTAGTCGTACATTTAATGCATACAAGCACCCAGGACACAACAATATCCGTAATGGATATGATAACTTGCTTGCTGCAATCAACTACATCAAGCATCGTTATGGAACATCAGATTCGGCATTTAACTATGTTGCAACTCACGGTTACGCAAACGGTGGCCTAGTCCATAAAAACGGCGTTTATGAATTAGCTGAAGGTGATATGCCAGAATACGTTATTCCTACAGATATTGCAAAACGTGGCAGAGCGTGGCAATTGCTTTCTGAAGCAGTAGCGCGTTTTGCGGGCGATGCTCCACAAGGAAACTCAGATAATACATCAAACCATAAGCGTGTTTCTGTACTAGAAGACAAGCTAGACGTTATGATTGGCTTGCTAAGTCAGTTAGTAACTAATGGTTCTAAGCCAATCGAGATTCAAAATATCATTGATGGTAGAAGCGTTTCAAACGGTTTGGCACCATTTATGACAAAAGCAACTAACGAATATGAGCGCAGGCAAGCGCTGTTAGGAGGTAGCATAATTTGATAGGAATGTCAGTAATTTATGACGGCAAGAACTTAACCGAATTATTCAATGAAGGTCAAGGACGTGCCGTTCCAGTGGATGTCACCAAAAACGTGGCATCAAATTTCAACAACAACTATCAAGAACAAGGTCATAGGCGCTACGGTCAGCAATTCCTATATAACACCTTATCAGTTAAACAGATTCAAGTATCGTTTACTCTAGTTGGTAACTACGATTACTTTAATAGCGTAGCTGAAACGATGGGCGGATATCTCAACGTGGATAAACCGAAAACATTGATTTTTGGTGACGAACCTAATAAAGTTTGGGAAGCTATCCCGTCGGGTCAAGCATCGTTAGCAGTTGATAAGAACACCTCACCGATTACCGCAACAGTAACGGTTACATTTGATGTTCCCAAAAGTTACAGCGAAAACAAAGCCGAAGCCTTGGTAAGTAGCGATGGCGAAACCAAGTTCGGCAGTATTAAAAAGGTATCGACTGGGCATTACAAGGCAACTTTAAAGAACTTTGGTACGGCTGAAACATACCTAGATATTAAGTTAAAATTTAATTCAGATAATGGCTGGGTTGGGATTGTGAAATCTGCTACTGAAAGCTACGAGGTTGGTAATCCTAAAGAATGGGATAACCAAACGGTTAAAAAGTCAGAGGTACTGTTTGATTACGCTTCATCAAACGGAGAGCACAGAATCCCTAATGGATTGGCTCAAGGATTGAAAAACATTGGCATCTCAAACGATGTCAACGACACCAAGCCAAACGGAACTCTTTACATCGATAATGCTTGGGGTCGTCCTCACATTGCATTACAGAGTGGTCAAGTAGCATCGGTTACTTTTGACATACCAAGGGATTCAAGCGGTGAAAAAGGTGCGCTATATGAATACTTTTGGTGGAGACAAATTTTTTGGCTCGGCTCTGCAAACCAAATGGGATACTTAAAAATCTGTGTAACAGATGCAAGCGGCACTTTCTTGTATGGTGTTGAAACTTTTAAACGTTACAATGGTTTAGGCTGTGAATATAATTTTCTAGCTGGTGACGGCAAGGGAGGTTTCCGTATTGTCGACAGGAAGAATTTTTTAGGAACGCACATCGAGCAGCACAACCCATTTAATGAACCTAGGGGATGGTCAGATATTATGCGGTTTGATGATGTCGTTCAGTACTACTGGTGGGGTTCATACCCAAGATATTCTATCCCTGAAATAAAGGGTAAAAAATCAGACAAAATCCATGTCATTTTTGGTAAGGTCGGCAACGCACCACTTGTTACACACATGTATTTAGATGATTTCATTTATCGAAAAGACAACGTTTATAAAGAAGAAGATATTCCTAATCGTTTTCACATGGGTTCTATCTTAGAGGTGGACATGTCTAAAGGTAAAACCCTTATCGATAACTTGCCAGCATCTAATGAGTTAACATATTTGTCTGAACCATTCAGCATTAGCACTGGTGAAACTGAAATTGATATCTATACATCAAGCTGGATAGCCAAAGACCCAACAATTGAAATTTCATGGAAGGAGCGCTTTGTATAATGCAAATCTGGATTCATGATAAAAGTATGCGTAAAGTGTGTGCTTTGAATAATGAAATTCCCGGAATGTTGCCATATACGAACAGTCAATGGCATCAATATCTTGAATACTCAACAAGCACGCTTGACTTCACAATTCCTAAGCTTGTAAATGGAAAACTGCACGATGATATTAAATACATCAATGACCAAATGTATGTGTCGTTTTATTATGATAATTCCTACCACGTTTTTTATGTCTCTCAACTCGTTGAAAATGATTTTATTTTTCAAGTCACTTGTAATAACACCAACCTTGAATTGGCAATGGAAGTTGCACGACCACTTGCAGATATTGGCGGTGCCAAGAGTGTTGAGTGGTATCTTCAAAATCTTGAATTGCTTGGTTTTGTAGGCCTTGAAATAGGCATTAATGAAATTCCAGACAGAACCAGAACACTAACTTTTGAATCACAAAATGGTACAAAACTAGAACAGCTTCATAGTTTAATGAACCAGTTTGATGCTGAGTTTATTTTTCGTACCGAATTAAACCGAGATGGCACTTTAAAAAAATTTGTCATTGACATTTACCAACGACCAGATGAAAACCATCACGGCATTGGAAAGGTTCGAGGGGATGTAACTCTTTACTATCAAACAGGATTGAAGGGTGTTCAAGTTACTAGTGATAAGACTCAACTATTTAACGCTGGGTATTTCGTTGGAAAAGACGGACTAACACTAGGAAGCGTTGTGTTTGAGGAAAAAAATGAGTTAGGACAAGTAGAGTTCTACTCATTTAAAGACAGTCCAATGGTTTACGCACCTTTATCAGCAGATAAATATCCATCTGCAATGGGTGGTGCTAATGAAATAGATAGATGGACACGTAGGGACTTTCAAACAGAGTATGCAGACATCAATTCCCTCAAAGCTTATGCCTTGCGTACTATCAAACAGTATGCTTACCCTCTAATGACCTATACTGTCAGCGTTCAATCTAGTTTCATTGAAAACTACAAGGATATTAATCTAGGTGACACTGTTAAAATCATCGATAATAATTTTAGAGGTGGTTTAGCCCTCGAAGCGCGTGTATCTGAAATGATTATCAGCTTTGACAATCCTGCGAATAATTCAGTAGTTTTCACCAACTTTAAAAAGTTGGATAATAAACCATCGGATGCCTTGCAACAACGTATTGATGAGATTGTTTCTAAATCATTGCCATATCATGTTGAGATAAGGACCACAAACGGTACAGTATTTAAAAACGGCATTGGTCGCTCTACTGTTAAACCAGTTTTGAAACAAGGCGATAAAATTGTTGATGCAACTTATCGATTTGTGATTGATGGCACTATTAAATATTCGGGTATGGCTTATGATATAGTAGCATCGGATATTACCGAGCCAACCACTTTGACGATTGCCGCATGGGTAGATAATAAAGAAGTAGCTTCAGAAGAAGTTACTTTTTTGAATGTCTCAGATGGAAAGCAAGGTCCTAAAGGTGACCAAGGGTTACCTGGTCCTAAAGGAGCAGACGGAAAAACGCAATATACCCACATAGCTTATGCTAACTCTTCGGATGGTAAGAAAGACTTTTCAACATCTGACT